ATCAGTAAGAGTAGATGTATATCTATCATATATATCTTTTAGTTTAGGATCTGAATAAATACCTTCATGAGAGGCATAGTCACCTAGTATATCTATAGGACGTGTATCAGGATTACGTACTTCAATACCCATACGATCTATACCAATACCTTCAGGACGTTTAACACTACCATCAGGAGGACCTTCATCACCTGGTTCCCAAAACTCTAAGTATCCTGCTTTTTTATCATCAGTAAGATTTTCTACATAATCAAAGTCTTTATCTTGTAAATAAGGATATTGCCTTTTAGCTTCATTAAGACGTTCATACTCTTTAGGTTTAACAGTTATAGTATTTAATTTAATACCTGTTACTACATCAGGTTGATCATACCATTTATCACTAAGCTCTGACTGAATAGCCGGATCTAATGTCCAATCATTTGCCAATTTTATCTACTCCTGCTTGTTTAGTACCTATTTGTCCATTAGGTAACATGAATCTAGTACCAGGTTTTAAAGCTTTCCACTCTTGTTGAGAATTTACTTGTACTATTTCAGATCCTTTACCTGCTATAGAAGGGAACTCCTCATTAAGAATTTTTTCTGCTACAGTAGAAGGTTCTACATTATTCATCTTAGCTACAACAGTTATAAAATTATTAATACGTTCTAAATCATTAGCAAATGTTTGAGCTAACATAGAATTATCTGTCATTTTAGATACTAACATACCATCTTTAGTCATACCTACTTTATTAGGAATCTCATCATAAGTATTTAACATATAATAATTAATACCTGATTTATAAAACTCTAAGTTTTTATTTAAAGATTCTTTATAATCAGAAGGACCATCTAGTAATATGTTAGATACTGGAGACATAGCTAACTGTTCTAATTCTGTATCTAATTTATTAAAACGAACTTCACTTTTCTTAGAAGAAATCCAATCTTGTTCTTGTTTAAGTACATTATAAACTACAGGATCTATACCAGCAGCTTTAGCTTCTTCTTTAATTTGTTGTATATTACTTTTAATATAGTTAGTATACTTTTCTCCTACTTCATTATCAAAGATAGCATCTCTATCTTTTTTACTAATATCATTTTGTAAGATTCCAGGCAATTGTTCTAATATTTTATCTGCTTTTTCTAGTAAACTTTTAGCTAACTCAGGATCAGCATCTTTTAATTGTTCTTTAATAAGAGTGAGAGCTTGTACTTCTTTAAATACAGCGTCTCTTAATTTTTCATTTTTACCAAAGTCTGATTCATAGTATTCTAAATCTATTTCTGCTTTAGCTCTTGATGCTGTATTCTGTAAAGCTTTAGTAATACTTTCTTGAGTAAATTCATTTTCAAATTCTTTACTAAGGAACTCAAACTCTGCTTTAACATTAGCAAATAAATTTTTAACTTCTGGATTATCAGATTCAACAGCGCTAAGATCTCCATAGAATGCTAAGAAACGTTTATTAGCGTTTTGCATAGCACGTTTAAACCTATCTCTTTTTGTTTGATCATTTAATTTAGGATCTCTATTAATAGCTTCAAGTTCTCTAGTTAAAGAAGTTATAATAACATCTTTCTCTTCTCTAAATGTACCTTTACGAACCATCTCAGCTACTTTATCTCTAGCTATTTGTTTACGCTCACCTTCATTAAGTTTTTGATCTTGTTCATAGATTTTAATTTGTTCTTCTTTTAATTGATACTCAAAAAATCTAACTTGTTTTTCTTCTTCTGGCATATTAGTAATATCTATGCCTGCTTTATCCATTAGAATTTTATCTCGATTTTGTTTTTCTTTAGCTATACGTTCCATTTCAGCTTTGTACATTTCTTCATCTAGTGCTAATCTATTTGCTACACCAGTACGTTCAAACACATCTTTCATTTTAGAAGTAATAACATCAGCTTTAGAGGGATTCATATTTATTTGCTGTTGAGCTAGAGTTTCTATCCTTGTTTTAAATTCATAAGGATTAACAACACCTGCCATATATGTATTAACAAGACGTTGATTACCTACATCTACTCCTTGTTCAAATTGACCAGTAGACTGTTGATAGTATTGATCAGCTAATTCCATAGCAGTAGCTTCAGCTTCTTCTCCTACTCTAATAGTATTATATTTATCTCCAATATCAAGACCACCTTCTACTAACTCTGCTATACCTCCTATAGAATTAGGATCATAGTATGCAGCCTCAGGAGTAACTACTCCTTGTGTAGGTCTTATACCATAGTATTGGGATTCTGTTTTAGTTGTATCAAACTCTGCCATGTTATTAGTCTCCTGGTTTTACTTCAATAGCTGGTGCTATTTTTTCTTTTAGTTTTTCTTTAAATTTATAAATCTTTTCTGTTGCTCCTATATCACCTTTAGATCTATTCTTAATACTTTGTAATACATATTCATAATCTGGGTGAGCATTAGGATTTTCTTGTATTCTTCTTAATATTAATTCAATAGCTGCTTGATCATCTGGATTCATATTATCTTTTTCAACTTGCAATAAATCTACAAGCTCTTGCATAATATTAGATTTAATAGATCTAGACAATTGATTATTTCTAGTATCTATTTGAGACCAGAATAAATCCATATCACTATTTTTTAAGTTATGGGTATTTTTTAAATGCCAGGCAACAGCTCCTATAGCTTCTTTAATCTCCATTGCTGTCATTTTTTGAGTACCCATACCTAATCTAAGAGCATCAAAAGTTTCATTAGCTAGTTCTTTAATTAATTGTTTATTACCTCTAAATCTACGTAATGTTTTAAACTGTGAAGTTACTTCTTCAGGTTGTGAGTTTAATAAACCTGTTAGTATTCTATCTACATTTGAAACAGCAGCTCCTGTAGCTTGACCTTGTAATGTATGACGTGTATGATTTAAAGTATCGTATAAGAATAAGTTTAACATAGTCTTACCAAAACCTGTAAACTTAGCAAAGACCTCTAGACCTGCCATAATTTGATCATCAGTTTGTTTTTCTAAACCTAATGAAGATATTAATAAATCTACGTTAGCATAAGATTTTTTAAGATGTTGTAAAGCTACGTTATTAATATCATTTGGATCACCTACTCCACCAAAAGCTGCAATTAATTTTATAAAATCTGTATAGAATAAACCAACATCTTCTGAATCTCCTAATGGATTTAAGTATTTAGATGGTCTTGTTGTAGTATAAATTTGTTGTTTATTACCATCTTCATCTAATACAAACTCTCCTGTTTTAGGATCTGTTTTATAAGTAGGGAATATAGAATCTAACATGCTAATTAAAGCCATATCATAGATTATTCCTTTATCTAACATATCAGCAGCATCTTCACCTACTAATTCTGATACTAAATATAATATAATTCCAGCAGGTATACCATACATACCTAATCCTGATACACCAAAAGAAGCAGTATTAAATGCTAGTAGATGTAAGTTTTGTTTTCTAGTTAATGGAGTAGCATCAGGTATTAATAATTGTTCTGCTAATCTTACCATAAATGTTTGAAGTTGTGATATATACTTCATAACACCTACACGTTGGAATGTATTAGATGCCATTCTATCCATAGATTGTGTCATTTGTCTTGTATATTGAGCTATAGTATCCATAGCTTTTTCATTTTTATGCCAAGACTTCCCTGGATTTTCAGCTTCCCATATTTCTATAGCTGCTTCAGCTGCAATAACTCTATGAATATGCTCACCAGTTTGTACAGAAGCTTTAGAGAAAAAGTCAGAGACTCCTGTTACTCCTCTAGATAAAGCCCCTGCATCTAAAGTTACTGTTTTATTATTAAATAATCCTTTAGCTAAGGTGTGTTCTGCTAAATTAAATACACCTCTGTTATATAAAGATTCATATAAATAAGCAGACTGCTCAAATGTACGTTTAAATCCTTTAGTATTTTTAAATACAGGATCTTTAGACCAATTAGATACCATAGCTTCATATGCTTTTTGTCTATAAGGATCTCTATATTTAGCAGTATCTATTCCTACTACTTTAGTAGCTTTATTAATTAAACTAGAATCTATAGTAGCATAAGCTAAAGTAGACATAGCATTATATAATCTTAAACTAATTGTACTAGGTTTAAAACCACCTGTTACAGTTAAATAACCAAGCCCCATAATAGGCTGTTGTATCCAGTGTTTCCAAAAAGCTGAGTATATAACAAGAGAAGTAGTAACAAAGTTTCTTGCAGTATCTCCTATCATACCTGGACGTTTTTGTAAAGCATTACCTGCTTTTTCAAGAGGAGTTACTTTAGTAGATTGTCCTATATTTTCTAGTAATTGTGCTATATTAACCATAATCTTAGCCATAGCTTCATCTGGGAAACCATTTACTAATTGTGTTAATGCTTCCCACTCTCTAATTGCTTGAGTAGCAGCTAGTCTATTCTCTTTTGAATTAGTAGTAGGATTAATTTGTTCTTTAGTTAAAGGGAATGCATCATGTTCAGCAATTTCTAAATCAATTGGATCTCTTTCTGCAAATCTAGAGGCAGCTTTTTGACTTCTAGTTAATAACTCAGGGTTATTTTCTATAGATACACGAGGATCATTCTTCCATTTCTGTACCCAACCTACCTTTTGTTGTTCAAGTACTTGTTGATAGAAACTTCTAGTACCTACAAGTCTAGATGTTTCAATCATAGACTCTAATGGATCTTTATATAAGGCTGTCCATAGGTGATCACCACGTCTTGATGAAGTTTTTAATGCAGCCTCTTGTAATTTAGTAAACTCGTTAAGATCTGAAAAAGAAAACTCATCTCCTTTTTCTACTTTATAGATAAATGCATCTTTTTCTACCATAGTTTCCATATTGAAAACTTCTTTATCTTTATAAAGTTCTGCAGATCTCATATCATTAAATGCACCTACAGTTTCTCTAAAGTTTTTATGTTCTTTTACAATTACATCGTCAGCTTCTTTAGATAAATCTCTAACAACTCCATTTAATTTAGAGTATTTAGGATATCTTCTAAGAAATACAGTACCATCTACTATATTAGGCATATAGTGAGGTTTAAATGGTATAATATATGAAGGTACATTACCTAGTTTAGTATCTAAACCTATAGCTATGTAATCATATTTAGCTGTAACAGGTACTTCTTTTGTTTTTTGTAGTATTGGATCAAGAACTTCAATAAATTTACTATCACTATACTGTGTACCTAGACGTAAAATCTGTTTATAAGGTACACCTGCAGGATCTACAATATAATGTTTACCATTATCAAATCTATAAAGAGACGGACTAAAATCTACAGGAGTTTTAGTAGCTAAATCTAGTACCTGAGTAAAGCTAGTAGGATCTAAACGTAAAGATTCTTCAGGAGATTTAACCATATAGTTAATAGGAGTGCCTGTAGTAGGATCAGGGATAGTAACATGGTTATTATACCCTGCTTTAAGCATCCTATTAATTTCATATACGTTATTATTTTGCCATTTAAAATAGTTAATGTCTTCTAATAAATTATTAGCATAGAATAAATCATTTAATAAAGCAGGTCGTGGAGTATAACCTAATATATTAACAAGATCTTTTTTAGTTAATTTACTATACATAGTAAAGTTAGGTTTAACTACATTATAATGGTAGTATCTAGCTTTTCGTTCTAAGATATGACGGAGATCTCTATTAAAATCTCCTCTAAGTCTAGTAGAAAGTTCAGTTAGTTCTTTAAGTTCTCTATCTAAAATGTTTAAACCTTTTAAACCTGCTATATCTTTAGTAGTTTGGAACTCTTTTGATAGTGCTCCATAATTAAAGAACATATTATACAAATCTTTAGAGCTTGTATATAGAGGTCTAGTTAAAGAAGCTAAACCTTTCCATTCTAAATAACTAGTATTACCAAAACCAGTAGACCTATCTCTAATAACTTCAGTAAAATCACCTTTACGTTGCCATTTAATATTATAAAGTCCTGTAGCTCCTGGATTTATTTCTATATCTTTAGCAAAATCATCAATAGATCTAGATAAATCTGATATAATATTACCTTCAAGATCATAAGCTTCAATAGTAAGGTCATCTAAAGTAGTTAATTCTCTACCTTCTTTAGCTTTAGCTAATGTATTTTCTATAATTCTAGCATAAATAAGAGCTTCTCTTGGATTTGTATAGAACTCTCCATTCGCTTTTCTAAAAGAAGTAGATGTATAAAGATTAACACCATCTCCTCTAACAACTAAATCAGAGTTAATCATTCTAATAGAAGGATCATGTAGAATTCCTCCTATATCTTGGATAGTATAAGTACTATACTGAAGTCTTTCTGGTACATCTAAAAAAACACTATCAATATTATTCTGTTGTCTATAAAAATTTAAACGATCATTAGTTAGTTTTAAATTAATAGCATCTGTAGCATCGTATAAACTAGCTCTAGCTTGTTCTACATCAAAAATTCTAGGACCATAATAGTTCATTAAGAATTGTTCAGGAGTTATTTTAAGAGCTTCCCAAGCTTTACCTGATACATCTTCCATAAGTATATTAGCTAAGTCATGTGTAAATCTAGGATTAGTTTCGGCAGCTTCTACAAATGGAGAATTCTTTTTAGGTTTATAAGGATTATATCTATTAGCAGTAGGTTTATAAGGTACCTCTAGATCTGCTTCTTCTCTAACAATCTTAGCTCTTTGAAAACGTTGTTCTTCTGCTGTTACTTTTGCTGATTTAACTTCAGCTTCTTTTATAGTTTCTTTAATAGTTCCAGTAATTTTTTCACCTGCATACTGATAACCTTTTTTAACTGCCTTTTTATAATAAGGAAACATAAATGCAATAAGTTCTGCAATAGTTTGACCTTTTGTAGGATCATCTGGAGTAGTAATTTTACCTATTCCATGAAATATATTTTGCATTACTTTACCAAAAGTACCTACAATACCTTTTTCTGCATCTTCTGGTTTATAATCTGGAAAATATTCAGTAGCTATTTCATTTAAATACTGAGCATACTCTTCACTTTTTAAAAGTGTACCAACTTTTTGTCTAGCAGTTTCCCAATCTACACTAGGATAAGCACGTTTAAGGAAATCTATATCAGCTTTATTACCTAAAGCAGAAGCTCCTTGATAAGCAGCAGTTCCAGAAACTTCTAAAAATAATGGAACAAGATTAAATATAAGTTGCCAGGCATTTGCAGCTTCTATTTGAGTCATTGTACCTATATTCTGTAAATTTTTTACAAAATAATTAATTTGTTTAGCAGTAGTAGGAGATATTTCAGGTAGTTTATTAGAAACTTTTTCAGTTTTAATAGCATCTACTACAGATTCTAACGCTTGCTCTGCTTTTAATTTACTTATTTTAAGATCTAATACTTGAATATCATCATCAGTAACACCAGGAAGATCTGCTAATCTAGAGTTAGTTAAAAAATTTAAATATTCATCTTTTAAATTAAAAGAATCTGTACCTAAAGTATAACTTTCTAGTATTTGTTTTTTAGATTCTAAATCTATAGATTGATCTGCAATAATTTCTTCAATTAATAATGCAGTTTGACTATCTTTTTGTTTTCTATAGAAGTCCCTAACGTTAGTTACTATGTTAGAGTAACCTTCATTAGACTTTCTTTCCATTTCAATAGCTTCATATACACCTACAGGATCTTCTGATTGAGATAATACAGATGCATAAAAAGCATCATTATCTGTATCAGGTACTAACGGAGCCTTAGGCTTATAAGGATTTAATATAGTACCTTCAGGTATATATGAGTCATTTACTTTGAAATTATTATCTAGCATATTTAAGCAGTCTTAAAGATTGATTTAGTAAAGTCAAATATTTCAGGACCTTTATCATACATTTTACCACCTAAAGATCCTACTTGTTCCCACTGTGTTTGTCTAGCAGATGCTAAATTAGCTCTTGATTGATAATCTGCAGCTGTTTGACTTGCTCTAGATATAGCTGTAGAAGCTCCTGAAGCCATATTAAGTGCTTCTAAATTAGCAGTAGCTTGTGTTTGTATAGCACCTGTAGCACCTAAGAAACCTGATGTACCTTGCATACCTAAACCAGATGCAGCAGTTCCTGCTACCATAGTACCTTGTTGGATACGTTGTTGTCTAACAATATCTAAACGTTGTCTACGTTCTTGCACTAATCGTATTCGTTCTTGCATTTGATTAATACGCATTTGTTCTTCTGCTGCTTGTTTAGTAGCACTAGCTTGTGCAGATGCAAACTTACGTTGTTGCAAATAACTTATACCTTGAAGTCCTAAACCTACTTTTTGAACAAGACCTGCTCCAAAAATACTTGCACCTAGACCAGGAGTAGCTATACCTGCTATACCTGTATGAATAGCACCTACTGCTCCTGATACAGGACCTAAAGCTGCACCACCTTTTAAAGCAGTAGCAATAGCACCACCACCATAGAAAGCTGCGGTTGCAAACGCAGCTACACTCGCAATTTTCTTAACAGCACTTCCCATTAAAATACTCCTTTAGTTAATACTTGTTTCATTCCGTCTGTTGTTGTAACTTCTAAACCTGTTGGCATTACACCAAACATCATATTAAATTTAACTGCTTTAGGTGACTCACACAATCCATAGATAGTATTAATACCTAAATGTTTTAGTGATGGAATGATAGCTTCATGCCACACCTTTAAATATCTTTTGTAAGTTTCAATACCCCAGTCTTTACAGTCCATGTGCATAACATATCCTTGTAAATCCTCATCGTAATGTATACCTACAAAGCCATTGTCAGGCTCTTCATATAATTTAATCATTAAACTACATCTGATACAGTTACAGGTGTTCCCCAACCTTGTAACTTCATGTCTTTACCTTCTTCAGATCTAATATATAAACTTAAAGTTTTACCAGAACCTCTTAATTTATTCTTTGTTACAATTAACTTTTCTCCATAATCAAATGGATCACTAGCATTTTCTGGTATATAATTACGTAGTAATTTATATGCTTGGAATTGTGTACCCCATCGCCCACTGTTAGCACTATCTGTCCAATTCCATTGAGCTTGTACTAAACATGATGAAGGATTATTAAGTGTTAATTCATCACCTAAGATAGAGTACCCATCTTCTGTACGTTCAAAATAAAACTGTATGTAAGGTACTTGTTTACGTTTCTGTATATCACCAAAGTATTCATAACCTGTAACTAGATAGCTAAGATAATCTACACCAGTTGCATCTTCAGTTACCCAATCTTTAAACGTAGTATTGTTAGCTTTACTAATAGTCCAACTAGTTCCTACTAAAGTTAAATAAGAAAACTGTGAGTTACGATCTGCTTCTATATTTACATTAACAATAACTTTATCTGTTGATGTAACTATTACTTCATCCGTATTTACAAGAACATTAGTAGCTTCTTCACTAGATATAAAGTTAGGTATTTCTATGTAGTCTGATATATAAGGAGAGTTAGATGCTAGTTCACCTATAGTAAATAAAGAAAATGCTTGTAATGTAAGATCATATACAAGTTCTTTATTATATTTATTCACATAATTAGTTTCTGAGTAACTAGCAGAATCATTGTATAAGAATCTAACTCTGTTTTCTTTCTCATCATAGAAACCTTTAGCATGTTTCTTACCTAAGAAAGGAATATCTAAGTAAAGTTTTTGTATAGTCTTAAGTGATATGTTTTCAGGAGCAAATCGACCTGATGCACTATCTGTTGTTAGTGAGAATATACCTGAGTTAGACCAATAAATAAAGTTACCACCTACTTGTACAATAGCATTCTGATCCATTACACCATTAGTAGAGATCTTAGATACTTGGAAGTTATTAGCATAGAAACCTCCAGTGTCTCCATATAATTCCCATACTCCATTTTGACAGAATATAACTAATGATGATTGTGCTGCTACAATTTTAACAATACGACTTACTTCTGGTATCTGAATAGTACCACCATCTGATGCTACTAAGTCATTAATACCTGGATCTGTAGGATCTGCTTCTTGATAACATTTTTCAAAATCTTCTGGAGATTTTACAACACGTGAAAAGAAAATATAATTATTATAGTTAGGAGATCTTGAATCAGGTTCAGTTATATCTGATTTAACTCCTGAATAAAATAAACGTTGAGCATAAGCAGCAATAGAGGTAAGCCGTCCATTTTCTTTATCAAGAGGCAATGACGTTATTTTAGCATCATCTACTTTTTCTAATCTAGATTGTCCTCTACTAAAAGCATCTATAACAAAAGAACCTCTAGCTACTTGATACTTAGATTGTGAGTTCTTTTTAAGAATATTAGGATCATATTTTTCATAATCACCTGAACTAGGATTAGAGTTTTTACCTAATGAATAAACATCTGCATTTGATGGAAATACTCCAAGTACAGAGCCTGTTTTATCAATAGCATCTCCACCACCTACTACTTGAATAGTTTTATTCCAACCTTGATTACGTAAATTATAACGATGTTCTTCTGAAGTATCATTAGCAGTAATAGTTCTTGAATATTGTAAAGTAAAAGTACCATTAGCAATAGTACCTGATGTATGAGTAGGTGGAGTAGTGCCCATAACTGCTGTAGCAGGATCTGCAGCTGGACCGTTTGTAGGAACTATTGTAAAACCAGTTCTTCTTACCGTATTTTGACCTATTGTAGTACCTGTAATTTTATAAACATTACTACCATAAAAAGTCTCATCACCTTTACTAAAATCAGCGGATTCAGCTACCCATTCTTTCATTGTAGCACTACCTGAGTATTCAGGTCTTACATCAGGATCATAACCATCGTTAACTCCAAATAAATCTCTAATTTTAAGAATTAAATCAGACGTTGTTATTTTTTGAGTATCTGTATTATAAGTAAATACTATAGGTTTTTCTAAATCTTGTGATACAATAATTAATTGATTATTAAGATTAGCAAATTGAATATCACTAGTAGTTAATCCTGAAACTTCAATATAATCTCCACCATTAAGAAGATTACTACTAGGATTAGTTGTTAATAAATCTACAAACCAAAAACGATTATAGATTCTAATAACACCAATAGATAAACTACTATCACCTGATGGTGAATTCCACCTATAAAATGCTGAACGACCTCCTGCTATTTGAGTTTCAGTTAAACCTGTACTAACTTTACTGTAAAGATTTTCATAATCAATACCTAAACGTCTTTCTAAAGAGCCGTCTCTTTTAAGTACAAAGTTTTCCCCATCAACTAGGGCTCCTTCAGGAAAAGTTAGTTCACTAGCTTCAGTGACTAAACCTTTAACAAAGGAGTTAAAAGTCTTTTCAGCTTTCTTAGCCATTAGTCTTCTTCTTTAAGAGTAGATTTCTTTTTAATTTCTTCTTTATGATTTGAAAAATATCTAAGGACAGCTTCATCTACTAAAGAAATATTAGTATATATTCCAGATAATTCAGCAGGTAGTTCTCCACCTCCTTCATACTTTAATATATAATGAGCTGTACCAGGTTGTACAAAGGCTTGTAGTTCTTTACTACCTTTTCCTTTATATGATCTTACTACTTTAGAATTCATTTTAGTATCCTTGTTTTTTAGGTTTACCCATTTTTTTCATAGGTTTCTTTTTAGGCATAGCTTTCTTCATTGGTTTCTTTTTCATATCTTTCATTTTTTTCTTACCTCCATATTGTTGTTTATGAATAAATGCTGATGTATTACTAGTAGTTTGCATTAGTAATTAGGTCCTTTTTTTACTCTAGTCATACGACCATAGTTAGGATAATGTATACCATTTTTAACTCTCCAAGCATCTTGACTCATTCTACGTTTTTGAGATACAGATACTTGTTCTGCTTTAGCATTAGCCATTTGTTTAAGTGTAACAAAAGAAGTTGACTTAGCTTCTGCAAGAAGATAACTAAACATTTGTACTGGTAAGTCAGGAGTAAAAGAATCAGATAATGTAAAAACAACTGATCGTTTACCATGACACTGTGTTTTATTATTTTGTAATGTAGTATCTACTTCTGAATCATAAGAATCAAACACTAAATTTTCATCATCAAAAGATGTAAAATACTCAGGAGCTTTATCTTTCATAACATTAATAGATATACCTGTAGGATCTGTAACTACAGTTACATTAGATTTAGAACTATCACGTTTATCTACTACTTCCATAAAGTCTTCTGGCATAAGATATTTAATTTTAAGATACTTATCTTTAGTATCTGTAAGAGTTTTACAATTATATTTAATGTATTTAAGATCTATAATATTCTCAGGTAGTTTCATGTGAGTAGGTCTAGAGGTAGTACCACTAGCATCTAATTGAAATAACTCATACAAGAAATCATAGTCTCTACCATCTATAATATTATAGTAAGTAGTTTTAATTATTTGTGCTACTTGTAAAGACTCTACACTATCGTTAATAGAGTTAACTTCATCTGAATCCATATCAGATAAAATGTCTTGTGTCATTTCAAGTAGTGTCATTTTAGCCATAGTTTAATCCTAGTCTAAGTAAAGAACTTGAAGTCCTGCTTCTAATGGAGTAAAAGCAGTTCCTGAAGATGTACCATCTCCTCCTGCATGTATTGTTAATACTTGATTAGCTGTAGCATTTAATAGACCTGTAGCAGATATTTCAATAATATCAGAACCATTAGTAGGTTTAGTTACATAAACAGTTCGAGGACTTGTTACACCATCTACTGCAAATTTAAATTTATATTGAGAACCTGAAGCAATACTTGCTGTACTAAATGTCATCCAAAATGAAATAAAATAATGACCTGCATATAGTAAATCTATTTCACCATTAGCAGCATCTACAGTAAGATGATCTTCATTACCTGAAGCTGTCCATTCGCCTGATGGATTTACTTTAGTAAAAGCAGAAGCAGCAGCTAACGTATGAGTTGTAGCTCCACTTGTTATATAAATTTCAGCATGAGCTTTTCCTGGTGCATATTTCCAGTCACCTGATGAAGCTCCGTCTGATACATAAACTTTACCTGCAGTTGCTGCAGCTATACCTTTAGGTTCATGTATGTCTGGATCTGTAATTGCATTATGTTGTACTGTCATTTATTTATCCTAAATAAAATAGGTGGGGTCCGTAGACCCCTAACCTAATTAAGCTATATATTCAATAATAACAGTAGCTGAACCTGCTGTGTAAGTACCTGTAGCTGCAACAGTTAATTCACCTGCTGCTGCACCAATACTTGCGCCAACTAGAGCACCATTACCTACAATAACTGCACCAGCAGTTGTTGGAGTAATAGCTGCATCTAAGCCGTCAGCATCAATTACTGTACCGTTAGATTGATATAAACCTACATTTAGAGATGTACCACCTGCCCATGCTGTATTTGTTCTCCATGTTGAAGAAACAATAGTAGCATTAGCTGGAATAACATACTCTAAACCGTTTGATCCATATGTAGGGAGATCATCATATGAGAATTTGTATTCTACACGTTTAACTTTACCTGTAGATTTAGCTTGACCGCCAAACTTCTCATTAGTCTCTCTAGGACCATAGTGGTTTAGTACTCCTAAACCTGTATTACTTTCGTAACCCATAATAGTCTCCTTAGTAGTTAGTTGGATGAGTTAAAATTACACCCAAGGTGTCTACACGTTGAGCTCCTAAACCAAAGCGTGAAGTTACTTGGAACTTGTCAGCTCTTTCTTCGTTGTCTCTCCAACCTTCTGTTTGAGGAGCACGTCTCCATGCATGCATAATTGGCTTACATGTATCGTCAGCCACACACATAAATACGTTTGCTTTATCTCCAACAGCAGCTGTTTCAGAAGTTAAACCATAGCTAGATGCATTGATTGCTTCTGTAGCAGTTAATGTTGGTAAGAAGTTTGAAGTGTAAATATCCCAACCAAATACGTTACGTACGAATTTATGGTCACGAGCAAAACCTTCTGTTACCATACCTTCAAACATTGGGTTGTTTGACACATTGATTAAGTTTGCTAAACTGTTGATAGAAGCCTCAACAACAGGATCAACGATAGCAATACGTCCACCTGCAGGTGCATTAGCTTTATCAAATGCAAGTTTCATAGAAACAAAATCATTTAATGTAACTGTTCTAGCATTAGAAGCTGCAGAACCAACCCAACGATGTGGTCTGCCGTTTACTAAGTTAAGACCAGCAGCTGTTTGAGCAGCATTAGCAACGTTTAAAAACTTAGTTTCGTGGTTTTCACCAAGAGCACGTGTAGACTCTTGAGCTCTCATCGCCATTAATGTGTCAATTTGAGAACCATCTTCACGTAGGTCATCAGTAACTTTCCAAGCATCACCTACATAATCAGTGATAGAAAGTGTGATAGTACCTGTGTCAATTGGTGAGAATACTAAAGGTGTATCCTCTTGTGCATCTTGAATTGTTACTGAACCAACTGTCTTGATGTTTAAAGCTGTACCTGAACCGAAGTCAGAAACGTCTCTATACATACCTTCTGGTAACAGATAGTCATGTAAGTTTTCAAGGATGAACTGAGAATACTGTTGCGATTCAATGAACGCATTTGTATTTACTGTTGTTTGAGCCATTATAAGCCCTCCTTAAATTAAGATTGTTGTTTAACTTTCTCGCCTGCTGCTCTCCATGCATTAACTAAGTCACTAGTTTTAGCACCTTTAGGAACCTTAGCAGATAACTCTTGTGGAGTTTTATTCTGATTTAAAGCTTCTGTATTAACAGATCCAGAGGATTTGGATACATTAGTTTTAACATTAGGTTCTAAGTCGGCTAATCTTAACACTAAGTTAGGAGATGTAGCAGCGAGCTCATTTAGTTTCTGTGGAGATAGATTTAAATCTTTAGCTAAACTATTATAAACAGTTTCTGCATTGGATCCATATTTCTCAGAAAACTTAGAAGCTACCTGAGAAGCATTTGCTTGAGCAGTTTTTTTCTGTTCATTTTGTTTAAGAGTTTGATTAACTAACTCCATAATGTTATCTTGGTTCAGTCCTCCCTCTTGAGTGGTATTCTCTGCAGGTTTGACTCCAGACTTAATTTCATCTAGAAGTTCTTGTGTAGTCTTACGTGTAGATAGTTCCTCTTTCAGTTGAGCCATCTCTGTTTCTAATGTTTTGATATGCTCCTGAGCATGAGGTACAGATCTTAACGCTTCTTCTGCACTAGAATACTTCTTACCCTCACCTACCAGATCTTGAGCTTCTGTCGGAATCTCAAATGGTTTAGCTTGAGTATCTGTTTGTTGAGCCTCTTGGGTAGTTGGTTCAACGGTTTCTTGTACTGCTTGTTCTTCTGCCATTACTTTTCTCCTTGGTCAGGAATAAGATTATATAATTTTGAAAAGGCTTTTTGAAAGCCTAGTTGATAAGCATGATACTCAGACCATGATGGTTTATCAAACGTAGATTCATCTATTGCCTTTCGTTGAGATAGACTTATTTGTTCTTGACAATAAGTCCTTATTATCTTAAAGGCTTCAGCCTTTGATAAGGCTTTACCTTTTTCATCTTTCAAATTCATATAAATATTATACCATAAATTTAACGAATTGTCAACTAAATACCTTCATTTACTTGCTGGTCAAGCATTTGCTCTTCCATAGAAGGTTGTTGTGACTGTGCTTGCAAGTCTTGCTGTATCTGCATCTTGAGTTTTTCTATCTCCGCTCCTTCAAAGAGAGCAGCATTATCTTTGATAAAGTCATACTTTTCAAAGCCCATATACTCTTCAACCATATTAGCAAGTTTCTTAGCAGATATATGAGGAGCAATAACTTGTCCAATAGGACTATTAAATACACCTAACATGTTCTGCATTAGTTGAGCTCTAGCTGCATAATGTCTAGCACCTATAGGTCTGATCTTACCTTTAGCAGTTAAATCTTCTTTAGTTACTGATAAGAAGTCTTGAACACCAAAGTCATCATCCATAACTTTTGCAAGTTCAGGAACATTAATATTACGTTGTGCTAACTCGAGCATAGTATTAAGAACAGGTTCTAAGAACTCTTGTTCAAATTGATTAATTTTATTTTGGAAGATACGTGATGCTGCATTTTGTAACTGTTGTACTTCAAATGCTGTCTTTTCACCTGGAGTTCTAAAGCCCATAGCTTCTTTAGGAGCTCCTGCCATTTCTTCCATAATAGCTAAGATCGCTGCAATTTCATTATTAACTTGGAAAGCAGCTGCATTAGGAGGCATAGCTACTACATCACCATCTTCAGGAATATGAATAGTTTGTTCAGGACCCCATGTAAATGGTTCTACATCTCCTTGAATTTTTAAAGGTGGATGTATAGTAAGATCTAATGCATCAGCTTTAAGATTTTCTAAGTGGTCTACACGATATTGTAATCCAACTAAATTATCTAGTGGACCCATAGCATATAAGTTATCAGGACGTTTTCTCCAACCTACATGATGTTTAGAATCTCTAGCTATATAAGAAGGATTATCAACAACTCTTAATACATAACTTCGATCTAATACAGTTATAATTTTATTCTTATGCAGTTTCTTTTCAATAGTATCATAGTAGTCACCTTCAAATTCTAGTAATTCTACATAACCTGACTGATAGTATTCTTGTAAAGAACCAAAGCCATCTACTCTAAATGCTTCAGATTTATTAATATCTTCTACTTTAAATTGAGATAAACTATTTCTAATTTCTAATGCTTTATCTAAAGCACCTTTATCATAGTTAAGATTAGGATTATCTTCTACATCTATCATTAACTCACCAATAGATTTAACATATCTAGTAAACTTAGGAGAGTCTTTAAATGATGGTGCAGTAGGATTAATTATCATATCAAATGGAGATATACGAACTAACTTAGGTCCGTTATAAGTAACAATCTCTTCACCTGTTTGAGGATCTGTATGAGATTCATGAACATAAGTTACATCTGCAAAAGCATTACCATAGTCAATATAATCTGCTACTAACTGAGCTACTGTTTCTCTAAAACCAGATTCTTTAATTTTAGTTTTAAGATAAGCTTCAATAGCTTTACGTTTATTAACTATGCTATCTTCTAAAGTAGCTCCCTCCCACTTCATCCAATCGTCATTAGGAAATAAAGCATCCATATAGTTAGCATGTAAGTTATCTCTAATCTGTGTTAATTTAGGTAATGTAGTTTTATTTTTCCAAGGTAAAGTAGAATTAGATGTAGTTGTAGTATCTGTAGCAAACAGGTAGTTACGTAGCTCTCTCCACTCAGACTCTTTGTTTTGTCTTTGAATCCACCATTGGTTATACAAATGCGCAAGATTCCTTGCCATTGTATCTGGATTAATTGCTTTTTCAAATTGTGCTACTTTGCCTGCCATATACTTTCCTTAGTAAGATACTCCCCCAAAACGAGAGTGTGTTAATACATTAGAAGATACCATACTTACACTAGATCTTTGTCTAGGTACTATAGAAATAGCTACTGCGTTTGCTAATGCATCCTTAACGTCATCATGAGGTGGATGAACTTGTGATAGTTCTTCTTCTAATACTTGACAATTACCACCTTTATAATGCCACATTTGTTGGTTATGATACTTAGGTTCTAGTGTAGCGTTAATACGTTGACGCTTATCTCCTTGATACCTAGTAGGTCTATACTCATCTATAACTAATGGAATACCATTTGGTTTAAGATAACTATCTTTTAATTCTTTTACAATTGTTTGTTGAGCTACTGTAGTCTCAGCTCTTAGTTTTCTAAAGCCCCACTTTTCCCAAGACCTTAATATGTGATCATAGTAATCTACAATACGATCTGTTTTAAATCTATCTATATCTAATACATAGTAATTACTTTGATGATCTACACCTACAACTACTAATGCTGTACTATCAGCTTGTTTACGTAAGGAGAAAGCAAAGTCAATTGCTGCAAATACATTTAATTTACGATCTCTAATGTACCAATCACCTTCTCTATTTTGTAATACAGCTCTATCATAATATTGATAATCTTCTGCATTTATATTAGCTGCTTCAGAGTTATTAGGATCATTATAATACTGAGCATAAAATTGAGTAACATCTACATATTTAGCTTTAATACGTGCTAGTTCTTTAGCATCAAATCCAAAAGCTTTACCATCTGCTCGTTTTTGTTTAGTCCAAAGAAACTCACCATTTGTTTCTACTACTTTTTGAAATAACTCGTATACATTTTCTTCAGATTCTAAATCACCATTATCATCAAAAACTTGCTCTTTCATATTAACCATGGTATCATATATATCTCGAGGATGATAACGAGTACCCACAACCCACTCAAGAGCACCAGGGTTTTCGATAGATGCCAATTGTGAGTATGCTGCTGAGACTTTGGATCTTCCTTCTTCATTGTAAGCATTACCTGGTACAACAATATCATCAAGAACAACAACATCGGCATGGAAACCAGTAGTATTACTAGT